TGGTCATCGTGGCGGTCTCCGGTTCCGGGTGCCGGTCATCGGCCCCTACTGCCGGGAGCCCCGCCGGCGCTGCCGGTCGGGGCGGTGCGGGAGTGGCCCGCGTCAGGCTTCGTATTCGCCGCGGCGGAAATGCTGGTCCGCGATGTCCTTCAGCTTCGCGGTGGCATCCGAGAGCCACGCCGCTTCGCCCCAGAGCACCGTCTCGGGGTCCGCGCCGAAATGGTCCGCACTGGCCTGGGTGAGCTCGGCGAGGAGGGCGTCGAATTCCGCCTTCTTGGCCAGGAAGGCGGCCAGGCTGTTTTCCTGGTTGCGGGCGGTGCGGTCGGTCATGCTGGTCTCCGTCGTGGTGCAGGGCTTGATGCTCTGCGTGTGACTGACCATTCGCGCTGTGCCGCGCACGAGCCAAGCACATCGCGCGCTCATCAAATTGCTTTGATCGGAGGGGTTCGATCACATCATGATCGCAGCTGCTTCCGATGCGCTGGTGCCCTCGCAGCGCGAGGTGGCGCGCCGGCTGGGCATTTCGCACACCGCGCTGCAGAAGGCCGCCCAGTCCGGCCGCATTGCGCAGGAGCCGGGTGGCGGGTGGGACGTCGAGAAGGTGCGTGCGCGGCTGGCCGCGAGCAGCGATCCAGCGCGCAAGACGGCGGCCATGGTGGCGCCGGCACCGCTACAGCCTTCGCCTTCGCCTTCGCCTTCACCAACCCCGTCCCAGCCGCGGCCGGCATTCATCGCGCCGCCCATGCCGGAGCCGCTGCCCCCGCACCGCCAACGAGATGCTCAAGGCGCAGGAGCGCAAGCTCCGGCTCGATGAGCGACGCGGCCAGCTGGTCGAGAAAGCCCGTGCGCTCATGCTCGTCCACCGCCTCGCCAAGGAGGAGCGCGATGCCATACTCGCCTGGCCAGCCCGCATCGCCGCGGAACTGGCGGCGGAACTCGGCGTCGACGCCCATCGGCTGCAGACGCTGATGGACGCCCGGCTGCGGCAGCATCTGGCCGAGCGCAACGACGTCCGCGTGGCGGTCGCATGATGACGGGCGAACAGATCATCGGCGAGCTCGGAAACTTCGACGGCGCAGCCGAGATCCTGCAGGCCTGGCGCGACGGCATGGCACCGGAGCCCGCGCTGCTGGTCTCGGACTGGGCCGATAAGCACCGCATGCTCGGTTCCCGCGGCAGTGCCGAGCCGGGGCCGTGGCGCACCAACCGCACGCCCTATCTGCGCGACGTGATGGACGCGCTGTCGCCGGCACATCCGGCGCGGCGCGTCGTGTTCATGAAGGGCGCGCAGGTCGGCGGCACCGAGTGCGGCAATAACTGGATTGGCTACGTCATCCACCACGCGCCGGGCCCGATGCTGGCGGTGCAGCCGACCACGGAACTGGCCAAGCGCTTTTCCGATCAGCGCATCGACCCGCTGGTGGAGGAGACGCCCGCCATCCGGCAGCGGGTCGCACCGGCGCGCTCGCGAGACAGCGGCAATCGCCAGCTCAGCAAGGAGTTCCCCGGCGGCCAGTTGGTGATGACCGGCGCCAACAGCGCTGTTGGTCTGCGCTCCATGTCCGCGCGCTTCCTATTCCTCGACGAGGTCGATGCCTATCCCGGCGACGTCGAGGGCGAGGGTGACCCCGTCGCGCTGGCCGAAGCGCGGGCGCGCACCTTTGGCTGGCGCCGTAAGACGTTGCTGGTCAGCACACCCACCATCTCGGGCCTGTCGCGCATCGAGCGGGAATACCTGGCCAGCGACCAGCGGCGGTTCTTTCTGCCCTGCCCACACTGCGCGGCGATGCAATGGCTGCGCTTCGAGCGGCTGATCTGGGACAAGGGCGAACCGGACAGCGCACGCTATCTCTGCGAGGCCTGCGACGGCGCCATCGGCGAGCAGCACAAGACCGCCATGCTGGCCGGCGGCGAATGGCGCCCCACCGCCATCCCGCAGGATCCACACGCGATCGGCTTCCACATCTCGGCGCTTTACTCGCCGGTCGGCTGGTTCTCCTGGTCGCAGGCGGTGCGGGATTGGGAGGCGGCCCAGGGCGACGATCGCGCCATCAAGACCTTTCGGAACACGGTTCTGGGCGAGACCTGGCAGGAGAGCGGCGAGGCGCCAGACTGGCAGCGGCTCTACGATCGCCGCGAGGAATGGGCGCCCGGCACGGTTGCTGCCGAGGGGCTGTTGCTGACCGCCGGTGTCGACGTCCAGCGCGACCGCCTCGAGGCCAGCATCTGGGCCTGGGCGCAGGATCGGCAGTCCTGGCTGATCGAGCATCGCATCCTGGTCGGCAATCCCTTCGAGGCGGCCGTCTGGGACGAGTTGCGCGGCCTGCTGGGCGAAACCTGGCGGCACGCCTCCGGCCACCGGCTCGGCCTTGCCATGACGGCGATCGACAGCGGCGACGGCATGACGACCGCCGAGGTCTACGCCTTCGTGCGGCGGGCCGGTGCCGGCCGTGCCATTGCCGTGAAAGGCCAGGACGGTCTGCGGGCGGCGATCGGGCAGCCCTCGGCCACGGAGGTGCGGCGGAACGGCCGCAAGCTGGGCGGGCTGAAGGTCTGGCCCGTAGGCTCGTCCTTCCTGAAGGGCGAGACCTATGGCTGGCTGAAGCTGGAGCGGCCAACGGCGGAGAGCGGCGATCCATTCCCGCCCGGCTTTGTACACCTGCCGCTGCATGCAGCGGGTGAGGAATTCTGCCGCCAGCTGACCGCCGAGCAATTCGTCGCGCGCGCCGGCCGCAATGGCTTTCGCCGCCTGGAATGGGTCAAGACCAGGGAACGGAACGAGGCGCTGGACTGCCGGGTCTATGCCCGCGCTGCTGCAGCCGCCCTCGGCATGGATGGCTGGGGCGACGGGCGTTGGGCGCGGATGGCGGATGCGCTGTCGCTGCCGGCAGGCGAGATTCCCACCGGCGGGAATGTCGCGCCTCCATCGCTGCCGCAGGTCGCGACTGACACCCAACGCCCACGCGGCTGGCTCGCGCCCCGCAACGGCTGGCTTCGCTGAAAGGAGGACGCGCATGGATCCGACCGTCCTCGCCTGGGCGCTGGCGCAGCCCGCTGGCACCCGCGCCGCCGTCCTCGCGGCTGCCTTCACCGGCGGCACCACGCGCGTCACCTTCGATGGCCGCACCGTGGAATACCGCTCGCTCGACGAGCTTGGCCGCGCGCTGTCGGTGCTCCACGCCGCGGAGAACAGCGCCGCGCGCCGGCCCAACGTGACCTTCGCCAGCTTTTCGCGTGAGGGCAGCAGGTGATGGGGCGCCTTCGAGATGCCTGGCACGCCCTGCGCGGCTATGCCGCCGCGCAGGACAGCCGCGCCTCGAGCTGGGCCGCCTCCGGGGGCAGCGCCACGGCGGAGGTCGGCGCCGCCGCACCCACCGTGGCGCGGCGCGCCCGCGATGCCGTCCGCAACGACCCCTACGCCGCCCGCATCGTCGATCTCTGGACCGGCAACGCCGTGGGTGCCGGCATCACCACCCGCTGGCCCGACAAACCGCACGCCGAGGCCTGGCGCCGCTGGTCCGACAGCACGGCCTGCGATGCCGAGGGGCGGCTCGACCTCTATGGCCTCCAGGCTCTGGTCATGCGTGCGGTGGTAGAGAGCGGGGAATGCTTCGTCCGCCTGCTGCCGGCGGACATCACGCCGGCCAACCCGATCGGCCTGCGCCTGCAGGTGCTGGAAAGCGACCACCTCGACGCGGCGCGGCAGGGCGTCATTGAGGGTGTCCCCACGCTGCAGGGCATCGGCCTCGGCGAGGCCGGCGAGCCGGTCGGCTATTGGCTGCACCGCGTCTATCCCGGCGCATCCTGGGTTCTGCCCGGCGGCGCCACCTGGCTCAGCAGCCAGCGCGTCCCAGCACGTGACGTGCTGCACATCTATCGCAAGCGCCGGCCGGGACAGCTGCGCGACGTCTCCTGGCTGGCGCCCGTGCTGACCCGCCTGCGCGATCTCGGCGACTACGAGGCGGCGCTGCTGATGAAAGCCAAGATTGAGGCCTGCCTCGCCGCCGTCGTGTCCGAGGACGGCGACGACGCCATGACCGGGCCGGCGTCGGGTCTGTTGCGCGACGCCCAAGGCCGGACGGTCGAGAGCTTCGAGCCCGGGATGATCCTCTATCGCCGCGGCATGGGATCGGTAGAGGTGGTGAACCCGTCCGGCGGCGGCAGCCACGCCGCCTTCGCCCGTCGTGCCCTGGAGGCGTCGGCCGTCGGCACTGGCCTGACCTATGATCAGGTGGCCGGCGACCTGACCCAGGCGAACTACTCCTCGCTCCGCGCCGGCAAGATCGAGTTTCGGCGCCTCTGCGAGCAGGTGCAGTACGGTATGCTGATCCCGATGCTGGTGCGGCCCATCGCCGATCGCTTCCACCAGCAGGGCGCGCTGCTCGGGCTGTGGGGCGCTGAGGTGCCGGACGGCCTCTCGCATGTCCCACCGGCGCACGAGATGATCGACCCGCTCAAGGACACCACGGCGCTGATCGCCCAGGTCCGCGCCGGCTTCGTGCCGCAGCCCGAGGCGGTGGGTGCCTTCGGCTACGACTTCCGCCAGGTGGTGGAGATGATCCGTGAGGCCAATGCCTTGCTGGATGAGGCGGGCCTGTCGCTCGACAGCGATCCGCGCCGCGTCGCCAAGTCGGGTGCGGCCCAGGACGCCGCTCAGCTCGCCGCTATCGAAATCGCCGCCACCGGCGCCGCGTCGCCGCGCGCCGAGCCTGCCCCAGGAGCACAGCCATGATCGCAGGTGCCTACGACTGGACCGACGACATGCTCAAGATCAAGAGCATGCAGAAGAAGTTCCGCGACAGCTTCAACGGCACCGAGATCAACCCAGCGCGGTGGGAGATCGCGGCCACCGGCGGCGGCATCACCCACACCGTCGCCGACGGCGCGGTGACCATCTCCACCGGCACCACGCTCGACGATGAGCTGACGCTCACCAGCCGCACCACTTTCACCATCCCGCTCCGGGTCATGGTGGCGGTGAATATGAGCCAGCGCATCGTCGGCCAGTCGGTGTGGCTCGAGCTCGTCAGCATCGACCCCACCACGGCGCAGCCGGACGGCCGCAGTGCGGCGGCCTGGCGGCTGGACGGGGCCAGCGCGACGCTCGCGAACTACGAGGTGCAGAGCGAGGGCGCGCCGCGCCTGGGCAGCACCTCCGGCAGCACGATTCCGACCACGGCCCCGGCCGGCTGGTCCGTGCTGGAGCTCGAGCCGACCAACGACGAATGCTACTTCCACGGCCGGCTGCTCGACACCACGGCGGCGCGCTCCAACTCCTATGTCCGCCACCAGCAGATCCCGGAGCCGAATGCGCTGTATCGCTTTCGCATCCGCGTGCGGAACCGGCAGTTCATCAGCGGCATCTCGGCGGTGGCGAACAACGGCGGCGGCGCGGTGCGCATCACTCGCGCAGCGCATGGCTTTGCCACGAACGACGTAGTGACCGTCGCCGACGTCTCGGGCGTGCCCGGCGCGAATGGGACGTTCACGATCACGGTGATCGACGCGAACAGCTTCGACCTGGTGGGCTCGACCTTCACCGGCGCCTATCTGAACACCGGCTG